ATCCTTTTTTTCTTTTTGTTTTTGGCTTTGCTTTTTTGATTGCCATCTTTTAATACCTTTTTTGCTTGTTTAGCTATTCGTACAACTTCATTCTTACCCATAACTTTTGCACGTTGTTCCATAACTGTAAGTATTTGTATTTTACGTGCATATGGTTTTTTAATTCGTTTGACTTTAGCCACAGTAGCCCTTGCATCTGCTGGAGTAGCAAACTTTATACTAACTGTATCTTTTGGATTTTCATCAGTATAAAGTCTGCGTCCAGAACCTTTTGGCTTTTTACCTGTGCCTTTTTTAGGGTCAGCCATTACCTAGCACGACCACCACGAGAACGATACTTAGTAGCTTTACCGCCACCCATGCGTCTTGCTGTGCCACCACGAGAGCGATATTTAGTAGCTTTGCCACCACCCATTCTTCTCAAAGCACCACCTCTAGACTTATACTTAGTAGCTTTACCACCACGCATACGTCTTACTGTTCCACCTTTAGACTTCATCTTCGTTCTTTTCATCATCTGGATCACACTCCTCTGCATATAAGTTGTTAAAAGTAATATTAGGATTCATATAACTATTATCTATCTCTGCTGAATGTACATATTGACTTGGTGTAAAATCTGGTGCTCCTTCTCCAGTAACCCATAAAGCAGGATTAGTTACTCTTACTCTGTTATTAGGCAACGCTACAATATTACCTGTAAATTCATCTGCATCTATAAGTTCTAATACATGTGATTGTTTATGTTGTGCTGGATCATCAGAAATATAACTGTCTGTATAATCTACTGTAAACATATAACGACCTGTATAAAACTCTCCATTTATTTTACAAAGCCACGGACTAGAAGATATTCTATCCATAACTATTACACTATGATTTCTAGCAGAGCAGTCCCAAGGTTGAACAAAATGTGTAGGCATTAACTCAGGCCATTCATCTAACTCTGTGTCTGCTACTAATGCAGCTATTGGCATCCTAGCCCACATAGCTCCACCATGTATATTTTCTTCTTCATCACATCCAGTAAATACTACTTGAAAACTTAATGATCTGTCTGGTATAGTATTAACTGCAAAAGCTAAAGCGTGTAAGTATTCTCCTTGATATTCTTCATGATTAGTTGTAAACTCTTTACGAACCCAACATTTAAAATGAGGGATGTTCGATATTAAATAGGACATTTGATTTTAGCATCTCCATCTTCTACGTGCTTGTCTCAAGCGGCTATTAGGATTCTTAGCTGCTTTTGGAAACTTTTTCATTTGCCCCGCTGATCTTGCACAGAAAGACTTTCGCCTTGCTGCTCTTTTTGCTGTTCTAGGTTTTGCTTCTGTTACGGCTGTTTGTAATTTAGAACCGGGATTCTTACGTCTGTATGCAGCTACACCTTTAGCAGTCATACCTGCACCAGTTTTAGTAGGACGTTTATGACCACCTTTAATGGTCAGTCCTTTCATACCTGTCCCTTTTCTTTTTCGTTTACGTACAGCCACTATATTGCTCTTGGTTGATAGTTATATGGATTACGTTCTATTACAGACCCACCTCGTTTTCTACTCTCTTCTTCTCTAGCTAAAGGTTTAGATGCTCTAAGTGGAGCCGCAAGACCTACTTCTTTTAAAAGTCTAGAATAGTCTGGATTACTAGGTTCTATTTTTGCAACAACTTGCATTGTATAAAATTGTGCTTTAGTCATTCCTTGTGGAGTTTTAAGTTTAGTATCTATTAATTTTGGATATTTTTTTAATAAATCTTTTTCAACTTTTTCTGCTCTAATCTTTTTAGCTTTTTGTAAAGCTTTTTCCGATTTAGCAAGTCCTTTTGAAACACGCTTAACATTACCTTCTTTCTTTAAAAAATCTATTGGTATAGGGGTAGAAACACTTATCATTCTATCTGCAAGTGGAGCTTTTAAAGAAAGTCTTAGATTTGTTAATGGAATTTTAGCATTAAATAAATCATTTTCATCATTTACAAAAGAAACACCAGTACCATCTTTTTTTATAGCAGATGTGTAATTAACTCCACCAAGTTCTATCGCATCTGATTTAATAGATCCTTCTACAATAGCTGGTTTACCTTTTAATACTTCTTTAGGATTTTCAACTCTAACATTATTTTCTTGTAATGCTTTTAAAAATTTTTCATTAGATTTTTTACCTGTAAATTTTTTTCCTTTAAATACATCATTTTTTAAATTAGTTGCACTATTTCCTCCAAATATTTTTCTTTTAAAAACAGCATTGTCTAAATTACCAGCAGCTTGTGTATTAGTTCTACGAACAGTCATTCTATAATTTTTATTTGGATTTACATTTTGAGTTTTTTTCATTTGATCAAATACAGCATTAAAATCTTCTTTACGCAATCCTGTAGATTCACCACCTACTTCTTTTAAAATTTTTGTATATTCATCAGGATTTAAATTACCAAAACCTACCTCATCTATACCTTCAATTCCTCTACGAAATTTAGAAGGATTACTATATTGATCTGCAAAAAGAGTACTTTGTCTGCCTTGCCCTGTACTTATTTTACCGGGTGATGGAGCTTTCTCTTCAGGTAACTTCTCTAAAATTTTTTTACCTAATTTTGATTTACCTAATTTTGATTCAGCTAGTTTTGATACTAATGTGTCTTTATTTAAATCTTTATCTTCTAATAATTTTTTTAAATTTTCTTTAGCAACTTTTTGAATAAAGAGGTTCAAGACTTGAACAAACTGACGATACCGAAAAGAAAACTTTTCAAAGAGTTCAAAACGATTTATTGCCAGGTGAAGTGCTTGGTAGATATGTTTTTTCAGAACAAGGTGATGATATTGAAGAACTTGAAGGAAGAACTTTTTTACCATTGAACTCAAACATAATTCAATATCCTTTACGAGGCGAATTATGGTTAGGTATGTCTTATAAAGGACAACAATATTATATCGCAAGACTTAGTGAAAACATTGAAGATATAAACTTTTCTAAATTTAATGAAAGTAATGTTTCA